TATAGTACCACCCTGATACCCAGTTGACTGAGGCACTGGCCCTTGTGTGTAGTCTACTGGTGATGTGGGTGCTGTTGCTTGTGGGTTGGCTGCTTGTCCTATAGTTTGTTCTCTGCCTTGATTAGGTAATCCGGGGTTAGCCATCATTGGTGAGTTGGCTGCTTGTCCAAATTTCTCTGCAGTAAGATTGGGTACATAGTCCATAGGTAGAACTGTTGCTGCTGCTGGAGCCATCTGTAATCCACCAGATTGATCCATATTTCGTCTGTTAGCAGCAAAATCTTCATAAGACATTTCACCCGGAAGTACCTCTCTTCCCATAAAACCTTCTGCTCTTTGTCGTCTTGCACTTTCAACAGCAGCTTGGTACTCTGCTCTGTAATCTTTTTCTACAACACCACCATTAGCATAGCCTTTTACATAGCCACCCATCATCATCTCTCTAGCTTTTTCAGAGTACACATCCATCATCTCTTTTTTGTCAGGATTCTCATTTAGGAATCTATCAAACTCCTTCATGTCTCCTGAGTATCCCATAGTCTTAGCCATGCGATTCAATGCGTCTGGTTTAAATCCCTGAAATTGTAACATTCTTTTATCCTTAATCCTTAGATGCTATACGCTCTACGTGAGTTCGTATTGCTTTTATGTTCTCATCTATTCGTGCTAAAGCTACAGCTTGACTTTGTACAGCTAGTTCTAGCTTCTCTGTTCGTGTCTCTAGTCGTATAATATTACTGGCGTTAGCTTCAATGCTAGATTGCATCTGTGATACAGTCCACACGATTGCGGCTGCTTGTAGTACAAGTGCTACTATAAGTGTTACAGGTACAGATTTACTAAGATGCCAACTGTTGTTTTGTTCTGCAGTCATTTTAACTTCTATCCTGTTTGTTATCTAAATTAAATGAAAAAGATATTCTTTCTTCATCTTTGTTCATATTAGGTCTTACTGAGTGCATTAACCAACTAGGAAATAAATATAGTATACCCTCTACTGCTGGCATCCACCAAAATAAAGATGTATAATGATTATTTGGTCTACTTAATTCTGACTGCTGTAATATCTGATAAGCTGGGTTATGAAATTCAATTTCACCACAATTTTCAGGAGTCTTAACATAATAAACGCCTGATACTTTTGCATTAGGATGACAATGTAATTGGTTATAGTCTTTATATGAATTTATATTGCACCAGATATTATAAAGTTCTACTTCACCGTAACCAATTTGTTTTGAGTAAAAATTCCCATATGCAGTAATATGTTTCATAAGTTCTTTTAATTCTGCATTGCTTTTATCTAAATTTTCAGAATGAAATCCACCTCTGTTAGAAATATTAACACCATCTTGTTTTTCTTGAATACCATAACAGTATTTTTCTAACTCTTTATTATCTAATGGTAGTTGTTCTCTGTAAATACCAATTTTAAATAGATCATGTATTGCCATTTTTTACTTCCTTGCCCAGTTTTTACCAGACTCGTTCCAAAAATAATCAAAACCATCTGTGTTATCTTCAGACCAACCGTCTGCAGGATAAGCTGTAGGAGCTTCCCACTTACAAGTGGTTTCATTTAATACCCAAGAAGCAAACGGAGTAGGATGAATAAAAGCATCTAAATCTGCTCTATACTCAGCACCAACACAGGCATAATTTTTACGCATATTATGATTGTACGATGTTTGTTTCCAAGTACCACCTAATAAATTATGACAATATAAAGCACCTACTGCTTCAGATTCGTTATTAGATTCATCAAGGCAATCACTATTGTCAATAACAACTACTCTTAGTACTATATTACTTTCATTTATCTCTGCAAAATGTGCCATATAATTTCCTACTGGTACTCATATCGTATTATTACAATACCAGATCCACCATTAAATGTACCATTACTCAAACGAGGGCCACCGCCACCACCACCTGTGTTTGCTGTACCTGATGAACCACCATTTGCACCACCACCTCTTTCGTCAGAACCATCGCCTCCTCCACCGTTTCCACCTTCACCGCCACCGTTTGTGGTATCTTCACCACAACCGCCACCGCCACCTGCGTAGTATGTTCCGTTTAACCACTGTGCGCCAACACCGCCGTCACCACCTTCTGTTGAAGTTCCGTTAGCTCCTGCAGCACCTTTACCGCCACCGCCTCCAGCACTACCATCTGGGCCGCCATTACCACCGTCATTACCTTGTCCTGAAATACCTTCACCACCAGTATAGCCTCCTGAAGAACCTCCACCAGAACCACCATTACCAGCTTGACGATTATCCCATTCAGAACCGTGTCCTCCACCAGTAGAAGTTACTCCAAAAATAGAAGAGTTGCTACCCTGCGTTCCTACGGAGCTAGTACCAGCACCACCACCACCAACTACAACAGAATATGTTGTGGCAGATTTTGATTGTCCTGTAGCAGTAATCATACCACCAGCACCACCACCACCTGAGTTGTCATCTCCTGAACCACCACCACCTGCAACGATTACGTAGTCAAGATGGTTTGATGCAGCATTACCTTGAGTTGTTATTTCAAATGTTCCAGCACCAGTAAATGCATGGTATTTATAATTACCTGATGTAGTTACTGTGCCACCAGTAGCAGCATAAAAAGTAACTGCTGATTTACCAAATCCATCAGACATTGAAATAGCACCAGAAGTATCGTCAAATAAGTCACGTAAATCAGAATTGCCCATATTGATTGTGGCAGTAGCTGAATTACCAAGTTCTACGTTTACTTGCTGTAAAGAAATTGAATTACCTGCTGATGGTAATGCCATGTTTTATTTTCCTTTCAATACTTCAATCTCAGCTTTTAATTCTTTAATTGCTTCAATCAAATAACCAGTGATATTGCCGTAGTTTACACTCAGTGTACCCATTTCATCTTCTGCGGTGAGTACAAGTTCTGGTGCTATCTTCTGTAATTCTTGAGCGATGACACCTGATGAATCTTTACCTGTTTCATTACGCACATAATGTACGCCTCTCATCTCGCTTACTTTGGATAAAGCATCTGGGATTGTGGTTATGTTAGACTTCAACCGCTCGTCAGAGAACGCAGTCACATCGTTATTGAATGTTGCCGCACCAGCCGCTGACATATCAAGGGTGAGGGCAGTAATAGTTGAGCCACCATCGTTACCTTTAAAAATCAAGTCTTTATCAGAAACTGTACTCTGAATAACAAAATTACTAGAACTATTACCAAAATAAGCTATACTCGTACCATCATCTAAGATATTGATATTACCACCACCTGCATCAATGTTTATCTCTCCAGCGACATCAAGGGTAAGATTGCCAGAACTTAAACCAATAGTAGTGCCATCAATGTTGAAGTTGTCTATGTCTATGCCAGCGTCTGCGGTGATTTTTCCGTTAAACGTAGCCGCACCAGCGTCTGACATATCAAGGGTGAGGGCTGTTATTTGAGATCCGCCATCGTTGCCTTGAAAAAGCATATCTTTGTCAGATTGTGTTGACTTTAGCACCATACTACCTGACGATGCGTAAATATTACCGTAAGTAGTTCCACTATCCGCAAATCCAGTAGAACCAGCATCTGCTGAATCTAAAATAACCTGCCCTGCTGCATCAAGTGTCATATGACCAGAAGACAGCGCAATCGTAGTGCCATCTATGTTGAAGTTATCAATGTCTATCCCTGCGTCTGCGGTGATTTTGCCTGAGGGTTCAAAAGTTCCTGTAACTGTTACACCACCTGAGGCAGTAGCTAGTTTTGCCGCGTTGTCGTGGTAAAGAGTAACTGCACCATTTTCTACAAATGTTGCCATAGTTTCTGAGGCAGAACTCATAAGATTAATGTCATCTGATTTAATAGAAAGCGCACCTGCTACAGTGTTATTAATAAAAGCATTAGACCCATCATAAAAAATTTGTAAATCTGCTCCTGCACCTAGTTGAACTTTTGCACTATCTGCAAAAGTAGCGTTTCCAGCATGAGCCGTAGTAGATGCAAAATCTACAGCACCATCAATGTCAACAACGTCTAGGTTAGTTGTACCGTCTACATCTACGTTACCTGAAATATCAAGAGATGCTGCAGCAATTTCACCTGAGAACGTAGAGTTATCATCTGCTGTTATTGCTCCTACGTGTAAGGGTACATAATCATTTATAGTTACGTTACCTGCAGTAGTTCCTGCTTCTGTGTTAGCTGCAATGGTTGCAAACTCATCTGCAGACTCATCCCAGATAAAACCTCTGTTTGCAGTGTTACTACTTGAACCATCACCACGTGTAATAATGAAACCTTGATCATACGCAGTGCCAGTATAACCTTGTCCGTACTTAACAAGTGGGTCTTCAACAGTTAAATTAGTTGTAGCAACTGTAGTAGTTGTACCGTTGACAGTAAAATCACCTGTTACTGTAACATTGTCTCCAAAAGTAACTTCAGATGTACCGTGTCCTATAGTAATAGCTGTACCAGATATACCTGTACCAATAGATACAGACTCACTGCTGTTAGCAGTATCAATTATAAGATAAGCATCTGACCCTTGTTTAATTGTAAGGGCTGTAGCTGAGTTATCTGACACAGCCACATTAATATCTGTACCGTCAGCACTAATAGAATCTAATGCAATATCACCTACATTTGTAATATTATAATCACCAAAGCTAGTGTGTCCACCAAAAGTTTTATTTGTAAATGTATCTGTAGTTGCTCTACCTACAATAGTATCTGTAGAAGCAGGTAATGTTAATGTCACGTTACCAGAATAAGCAGAGTGTGCCGCTGACTGTAATGCTGTATAGTGAGCATTAGATGACTCACAATAAAATTTAATATTAGATACTGAACCACCATTTTTAAGATCTATTGTTCCAGAATCAATACCAACATTACCGTCAATCATAACAACTCCTGAACCTTTTGGAGTTAAATTAAGATTAATATTTGTATCACTTCCAGTAGAGGATATAGTAGGTCCACTACCTGTTGCAGCATTAGTAACATCAAATTGATTTACTGCTGAACTTGTTGTCTGAAATATTATTTGTTCATTACCATTTTCATCAGCAATAAAGTGTGCGTCATCAATAAGAATGTTGTGTGAGTTTGTATCTAAGTTAGCACCTAGTTGAGGAGAAGTATCTTCTACTATGTTTGATATACCAGAACTTGTTGCAAGACCAGAAACAACTGCACTTCTTGTAATTTTCTTTAAGCCACCACCAGATGTGTCTACAGCTAAAAATACATCGTCATTTGCAACAGTGCTTATTTCAGATAAATCACCTACTGCTATTGGATTAAAGTTTGTACCGTCAGCAACTAAAATATGTCCTGATGTATTAGTACCCATAACTAAGTCATCACCTGTTATAGTTAGATCACCTGTTACAACAACGTCACCGCTAAATGTAGCTTTACCAGCAAGAGCCATATCAATGTCTAGTGCAGTGATTGCACTGGAGCCGTCAGTTCCTTTAATAGCAAAGTTTTTATCTGCTGTACTTACTGTTAGCTCTACATCTGTAGAGTTATTAGCTATGTCAAGTATAGATGTTCCAGCAGATTTAATAGTTATATTATTGCCAGCAGCATCAAGAATAATATCTCCTGACGAATCTAATGTAATGTCTGTTCCATCATTAGTAATAGTATCTAGTGCAATGCCTCCTACGTTAGTAATGTCAGCATCATTAAAGGATGTAGCACCAAATGTGTTAGCTGCAGCAGTAGAAGTAATACCTGCACCTGCAGTATATAAACCTCCTGTAGCTAATGTACTAGCCATGTCTACTGCACCATCAATGTCAACAGCGTCAAGATTAGCTGTACCGTCTACATCTAGATCTGTACCAACGTACAACTTTTTAGCTATACTTGCCCCACCTTCAGTTCGTAAAGCTCCTGTATCACCTGTAGCATCACTTGAATCTGTAGTATCTGTTATGTCAACTACACCTGCAACTGTAAGGGTTGATGCCATGTCTACTGCACCATCAATGTCTACAACATCTAAGTTTGTAGTACCATCAACGTCTATGGCTCCTGATATGTCTAATGAAGCTGCGGCTATCTCACCACTAACATCTACTGCACCATTTATATCTATAGTTGTAGCGTTTATCTCAATCTCTGTGTCAGATACTAAGTCAAGTACACCATCTGCAGATTGATGTATGTATGTACCACTGTCACCAAATTGTAATTGTCTAGTGCTGTTTAACAATATACCTGTGTCAGCAACGTGTGTTAAGGTAACATCATTATCAACACCCATACCTAGTATAGCTGCATCACTATCTAATTTTAAATCATTACTAACCAGTACGGCTGTAGAAGCATTAATGTCTACTGTAGCTTCACCATCTATCCTAAGAACACCATTAGAGCTTTGTTGTATAAAACTAGCAGTATCACCAAACTGTATTTTTTCTGTAGATGCTACAAGTATGTCATCAGAAAACTCAAAGTAATCTTCATCTTCCATCCATTTTAATACACCATCATTTGTTTCACCATCAAAAGTGATAGTAATATCTGTTCCTGTACTGCCTGTACCAAAGGTAAGAGTATGACCTAATAACTTCGTTATTGGTCCACCCTCTGCAGCAGTACCGTCATGTGTATGTCCTGAACTTGCAGCAAAAGCAGCTAGAAGCTGATCAAACTCATCGTTAGTATCTGCTGCAACGATGGTATCTCCATCTGAATAGTCTGATTGTCTTGTGTACGTAGCACCCATTATCTTCTAGCCCCTAATTGAAATTCCATTTGAAATCCTTTTAATGAATATGGACCTGTTGAATTAGATCCATCTTCTACTCTTAATGCTACAGCAAACCCAGAACCTTCTACTGATTTTCTTACAATAGGTTGTGATGGACCACCGTAAGTAGCATTACCATAAACTGATACTGCACCGTATGTACCTGCAACGTCTGTTGTGTCTAGTGGATACGCTGCTGGTCTTGATGAATCTTTTGCTTCGTAATCATACCTTACAAACATGTCTGCGTCAATAGTTGATTCAGGTGCGTAGTTAATATTTACCCTTTGCATATGTTTTCTTATACCCGGATCTCCAAAGGTTAAGTCTGGGCTACGGTACTTAGCGTCTACTAGTGTACCATTAAAAGTGTTTCCTTGATCTTGCCTGTATACATATCCATCAAAACTTCCATGTATAGGTATAACATTGCCTAATTCTACAACACTGTCTGTACAAGCAGGTTTAATACCTTTTATCTGTGAAAATTCAAAAGACTGTCCTCTTAATACACATATTACACCTGTAGTAGTTTTTTCTGCACCAACAGCTTTAGAAAAAAATATTCTGTATTGTGTTTTGTCTGGAATAACTAATGAAGTAAAGTTTCCAGAATCACTTAATTGTTCTTTAAATAAAGGCTGTACAGGAGAACTAATTGTACCAAGTTCAACGTCACCAATTCTTGCAGTACCAGCAATAGTACGTAACCCGTCTGGTCCTAAGAATATTAAGTCACCAGCAAATTCCTGTATTGTATCACCATTTACACACCCAATGTTTCTTGTAACGGGTACAATAGCAAAGTTAGAACTTGTTGTGCCTGACAGTTTAAATATTCTATTTTCACAGAAGATAAATAAATCTTCACGGAAAACTTTTAGTCCTACGATTGTGTCATCTACTTTAATACTACCTGCACCACTAGCTGTAGCAAAGTTATCCTCATCAAATGGAACACTAAATACTAACTCTTGTGGTGTACTAGACATTCCTGAATAGAACATATGGCTCTTAAATGCAGCTACGTGTTTAGCACCTGTAACTGCTGTAGTTACTTCTCCACCACCTGCAGATGATACATCTGTTGCAGATAGGGATGTGTTAAATATAGTTGGTGCATTTGCCTGATCTACTACAATAAATTTATCGTTGCCATCAAAGTTAAATCTTTCAAACTTATACTTTGCAGCACTTGTTCTACCTGTATCTCTTTCTGTCCAACTTTCAGATATAACAACATTAGCTTCGTGGACTGCTGCTGTAGTGCTACTTGTAGCTCTTGTTACCCCAGTAAAAGTTGTAGCTGTTACTCCTGTATATGTAAATATTTCTGAGTCTATATACAAAGTACCACTAGAACTAAAAGATGTAGTGCTTTTTGCATTGATAGTTCCTGACCCTGACATTGTAGCACTAGAAGTTATTTTTTGTGACAGTGTTGTACTAGCAGAACTAAATATCTTTTCTCCTCTAGCAGCAACTATGTAGTCGTGAAATAATGCTGTCATTAACATTGGCTCACTACTAAGTGCTGTTTCAGGAACTTGTTGTATTATATAAGGTTTGTATCCATTAATTCGTCTGTAGCCACCCTCAACATCTGGCTCAAAGTTAGTTAACTCTAGTGCCTGTCCGGGTTCCATAATAAATGTAGACTTGTTTAAAACTAAACCGCCTTCACAGTTAAACGAAAACGGTTGGACTTGTGATTGATCAGGCATATTTAAATAGACCTAAAAGTTGAAGTAGGACTTCCTATATGATTTCTAGTTATATAAGTAGACCTTAAATAGTCATATTTATTTATTAGAAGAGTTTGCATATTTTTTATGCCTTGCTCAAATCTAGTAAAGTTAATTGCATATTGCTGTGTTTCACCACGATACTGATATATAAATGCAGTTGCACCATCTACAATAACGGCTGCAAATCTATCAGGTATAGTAGTTGTATCTCCATGTGCATCCATATCAGTAGGAAATGTAAAGTAATCATACTTTATAGTGTATGCTTTTTCTGGGCAAGGATACAATATATAATTGTTATCTAGTGTTCTTACTACATGTGTTGGCGCACTACCATTGTCAAACTGTGCTACCTGTACACCGCTAGCATGTGTAGCCGCAGTAGTAGATTGTGTTCCACGTGTAACACCTGTTAAGTCATTTCCACTTACACCTGTATAAGATATAATCTCACTACCTATATAAGCACTACCTGCAGAATCAAAGTTTGTGGTAGATGTAAGTGTTAGTGTAGTTACAGAACTAGAGTGTGATCCATTTAATGTTGTGGTTACAATTTCATCTTCGTGAGTAACATGATTCTCAATATACTCTTTGTAGTTCATACTATTTAATTTACCGCCACTTGTACCTAAGTCAGAATCTTTGACGATACGAAATGTATCATAGTCAGCTAACTTAGCTGTTGTTGGTAAACTATATTTAAATGTACCTGCAACAAGTGTTTCTGAGTCTGTTGCATGATTAAATGGATAATTAAATTCTCTTTGGTTTATGTATCTAACAGATTCATTAATAGCTGTTTTAGCTTGAGTTTGAATACCTCTAGACGAAGAAAAGGTTGAACTTGTTAATTCAACTTCGTTTAATCGTGCAAGTACTTTATTAGTTAAGGTTAAATAGGATTCTGCCATAGATACAATCTTTCATAAAAATCTTGTTAGGGGGCCAAGTTAGACCCAGCCCCCAGTTAGTATATTTATGCTAATGTGTCTCTATCAACTTCATTAGCTGATGTACTTCCTTGTTCAGAAACGTCCATCAATAGAGCGTAAACTCTAAGTTTACCTGCTGAGAAGGTAGCACCGTCACCTGCAAAAGTCAGGTCTAGTGTGTCTGCTGAAGACAAAACAACTTCTGCTGAAGGTGTAACGCTTGGAGCATATGCCAAGTCTGATGCACCATCAATGTCAAATGCTGTAACATATTCGTCAACGTCTGCTGCACCCAATGTTATAGTTGCATTTGTACCTGTGTTCATTGTTGCAGATTCTACAACTTGAACACCTGCGTGAAGTATATGAGTATTCGCTGGTAGTGTAATACATTGTACTACATCTGCTGACGAACAATCAATAGCTTGTGCAGTCAAGTCAATTATTAATTCAACTTGATAAGGCATACGTCCTCTGTTGGAGTTACCTGTTGCAGGAAGTAAAAGTGATGTTATAGTAGCCATTTTTTAATCTCCCTCTAAGCTGCGTTATATACGGCATTAACAAGAGCTTCTGGACGAAGGATCTTTCTGCCATACAAATGCATACCACGAACAATGTCAGAGAAACTGTCAGGGTCACGATATGTCTCAGTCTTATTGATCTGCTCTGCAGTAGCAACAGCAGAATCGTGTCCAGCTACAATTACACCATAGTTAGTAAGTTGGTTTGCAGAACCTGAAGTTCCCGGACCTGTTCCTACTGATGGTAAATTGCTTGAACTATACACTCTGAAACCACCCAAGTTATTAATAACTAGGCCGTTTCGTATACTTCCTGATTCTCCAAAGTCTGCGTTATGTAAGCGTGAGTCTTCGTCACGAAGCATTTCCATAAACACAGGATCTACAACTAGCCAACGACCATTGGTGTCAACTTGCTGTTGATCAAGTAGTCTAGCCATACGAGATATCACCATGATTGGTGACGCTGTAGCTGTTGGCAAGGATGTTGCACCCGGCATACGTGGAGTCAGAGGAATTGAGTGATTTCCTGCTGAACTGGTAGTGATGTTACCAAAATCACCTTTAGTTAGTTTCATGCTGGAAAGAAGTTCATCTGTTCCTGCAGTTGAAACTGCCACAGAACCATTTACAGTTGCGTTAACTGTGTCTGGTGATCCGTGAATGGATGATTGTTTGTAACCTGATAGGTAACCAAGTACGTCTTGGTCAAACTGGTCAGCCAATCTATAAGCTGCTCTATCAGAAGCAAGGCTCATAAAGTTTACGTGGCTATGTGCGTCTTCAATATCATCAATCTTAAAAGCATAGTAATTAGATTTATCTATTGTCAACGAGAAATCTTCATCGTCAAGATCTTGTGGTAGAATTGTTGTACCACGTGTGTAGGCCTTAACTGTGATTTCTGGTTCTTTTATTATTTTAACGGTATCGCCCATGTTAGCAATTTCACCAAAGTAATCGTTATTGGTGACTGCTTCTACAACAGATGACTTGCGGAAAGCAAGTTGCACCTGTTTGCTGTAGATTACTGGACTAAAATTACCGTTAGGCAGGTTTCCATAACCTGCTGCGGAACTAAATGCCATTTTATAATCTCCTATTTATAGCATATTTCACAGATGCAAATCAATCAAATGTACTCACGGGGCTGATTTACGTAGGGTGTATCTCTTACAAGGTTGCGCTACTATGTATTTGATAGGCCATGTTTATCAGGTAATCTTAAAGTCTTTTCTTGTTTTGCGATTTAGTTAGTGTAGTAGGTAACCAGTTAAACTGGGGCTACTAAAGAGTATGACTATAGTTATATCTATTTTTTTCTATTTGTCAATCTCTTTTAACGAGCATTTCCAGATACATCGTAATCAAAACGTCCTGAACGGATAGCTTCCATTATAGCATCTG